CACAATATACTCAGGTTGGTGGGAACCACTACACTAAGTTTCCTATTCAACCATACGAGTTTATTTCTAAAAATGATTTATCGTTCTTTCAAGGCAACGTTATAAAATACGTTTGTCGTTATCAAAGAAAAGGAGGGGCAGAGGACATTAAAAAAATAGTGCACTACTGTCAATTAGAACTACTTAAAATGAAGGATATGGAGAAAAAAAGATGACAGTTGGTTTTGGATTAGGTATGTTTGGTTATAGTATGGTTTGTTTATTAATAGGACTTACTATAGTTTACATTGTCTTAAAAAATTTAAAATGATTTTACCACAGACAGAATGGGTTCAACCTACAGAGTATCCGGATCTTAGATCTTATGATGAGATTGCAATTGATTTGGAAACAAGAGATCCAGATTTAAAATCAAAAGGATCTGGTGCAGTTGTAGGTAATGGAGAAGTTGTAGGTATAGCTGTAGCTACTTACAATGACAAATGGTATTTTCCTATAGCTCATCAAGAAGGACCTAACATGGATAGAGCTAGAACTCTTGAATGGTTTAAAGATATTCTTGATTGCCCTGCTACAAAAATATTTCATAATGCTATGTACGACGTATCTTGGATACGTAATTTAGGGTTTAATATCAATGGTTTACTGGTAGACACGATGATCGCCTGCTCACTGTTAGACGAAAATAGATTTTCATATACACTCAATACTTTGTCTTGGCATTTTTTAAACGAAGGTAAAAATGAAAGAGCACTTAACGAAGCTGCAAAGTCTAGAGGGTTAGATCCTAAAGCAGACATGTGGAGATTACCTGCGCACGAAGTTGGAGCGTATGCTGAAAAAGATGCAGAGCTAACTTTTAAACTTTGGCAGCATGTAAAAAAATTAATTATTGAAAATGATCTTGAAGAAATTTTTAATCTTGAGACTGATCTTTTCCCTTGCCTAGTTGATATGCGTTTCCTAGGGGTGCGGGTAGACGTGACAAGAGCGAATCAATTAAAAAAAGAATTAACAACACAAGAAGAACGATTAATACACCAAGTAAAAATAGAGACAGGAGTAGAAACTCAAATATGGGCCGCACGTAGCATTCAAAAAGTTTTTGAACATTTGAAACTACCTTTTGAAACAACTGAGAAAACTGGTGCGCCTTCATTTACTAAAAATTTCCTTTCGAATCATGAACATCCTGTAATTCAAAAGATAGCAGAAGCTAGAAAAATAAACAAGGTTAATACAACTTTTATAGATACAATTTTAAAACACGAACACAAAGGTAGAATTCACGCAGAAATAAATCAAATTAGATCTGATGATGGAGGCACAATTACTGGACGTTTCTCATATTCTAATCCAAACTTACAACAAATACCTGCACGTGATCCTGTTTTAGGTCCTATGATTAGAAGTTTATTTATACCTGAAGAAGGTTGCAAGTGGGGTTGTTTTGACTACTCGCAACAGGAACCAAGACTTGTTGCACACTATGCACTACGTTATGGTTTGCCCTCTGTAAATACGATTGCAGATTCATACGATACAGATTCTTCTACAGACTTTCACAAAATAGTTGCAGAGATGGCAGAGATACCTAGATCACAAGCTAAAGTAATTAACCTTGGATTGTTTTATGGTATGGGTAAAGCTAAACTACAGGCAGAGTTAGGTGTATCTAAATTTAAAGCAGAGGAATTATTTGATAAATATCATTCAAGAGTTCCGTTTGTAAAACAATTAATGAATGAAGTTATGAAAGCTGGTTCTAAAAAAGGTCAGATAAAAACTTTATTAGGTAGACGATGTAGATTTCCTAAATACGAACCAATACTTAGAGGCTCTGACTGGGGTAAATATATACCACCAGAAGATGAAGAGCGTATGCAAGATCTACAAAAGATGGGACCATACATAAAAAACGATGAAGGAGAAATTTTAAAAGACAAAGATGGTAATCCTCAAAAAAATTATTGGCATAACAATCCAACTCGTAGGGCTTTTACATACAAAGCTTTAAATAAATTAATACAAGGTTCAGCCGCTGACATGACAAAGAAAGCAATGTTAGAATTATACAAAGAGGGTATCACACCACATATACAAGTACATGATGAATTAGATATATCAGTCATCAATGATTTAGAAGCTGCTAAAATTAAAGATGTGATGGAAAACGCAGTTGACTTAAAGATACCAAATAAAGTAGACTATGAATCTGGTCCTAATTGGGGATCAATAAAATGATAAACTATGGCTTATTTAAATGCAAACATACCACCTATCTACTGTAAGATAAGAAGAGAATATTTATATGATCTTGAAGAACATAAAGGAGAGTCTGGTGATTGTGTTATCTTTGGCTTTACTTCCATTTCAGGTCGTGCATTACTATTTAACATTATGTTACCCAACGGTGCGTGCTATTGGCGTTTGCCTATTTCAGCATTTTTTCAAAAAGAATTTGAACGAAAGGACGTGCCAGATATGTCTGTCGACGAACTTGAGTTGTGGAACAGTTTTAGTTATCATCCTGCTGTTACTTGCTTTGATTGGTTGGATGGTATAAATGGAAAATATTTAGGAAGAGACAAAAAATTTTACCACGGCAAATATCTTTTTACTATTGACTGGGCCCACCCAGATGTTAACATATTAGACACGGAACATTCTGAGATTCCTCAAGAGCACAAGTGTGCACACATAATGGCCCTAAAAAATGGCAATTATGCAGCTCAGCCAAACAATAGAATAATTTGGCACGTTAACAGCTACACCACAGATAATGATTGGCCTGATTATAAGGTGCAAAATACTTACTGGGACGCTGAAGATGGAGACTGGGTTACTGAAGATTCAGATAGAATGTTTTATAACATTGAGGATAAAAAAAATGATTGATAAAATAAAAACAAAAGCAAGCCATTACTGGGCGAACCACAAGATTGAATCTATTGTGTTCGTAGTTTTGGTCATAGCATTAATAGTTAAGTAATGAATTTAGCAGCTTTATTAAAAAAAAATATTGTAATGGTTCCGGTCGTAGCTTCGGTTTTGGTCGGAACTTTTACTGGTGTTAAGTATATTGTTAATTTAACAGATACTATAAACGGGAATAGAGCCGAGATAGAAAAAATTAAAACAGTTGATCTTGTAAACATACAAAGAGATATGAAAGTATTAACCGATGGTGTGAATACTGTCATTGCAAAATTAGAAAGAGCTGAAGGCACATGGGACATGGCCGAAAACTTATATGAAGTTCTAGCTGATAAAGTTAGACAAATGGAATACGATATCAAAGATCTCAACAGAGAAATAAATTATTAGGATGTATCATGGAGGTAGCCAGGATGAATTATTATTTTACCGGAGCATTAATAGTTTTGATATGTCTGCTGGCCTTGATGGGACCTGCGTATCCTAGAAACGAATATCTTAACGATGGTAATACTAGATGTGGTGAAATAGATTTATCTGTATCTAATCGTGATTATGATTATAATGATTACAACAGTAGTTACAGTAATAGTGATACACAAGAATTTAGATTATCATTTAGAAAATATTTAGGCACAGACTGTAAAACATCAAAAGAAAATGCACAATTAAAACAACAACTAGAGTTGATGAAAATGTGTAACAAGGTAAACAGAAACCCAAGTCTTGCACAAAATCCAAACTTTACATTGTTAGTATCTAAATGCAGAGGGGTAATACCACAAGCAATTGAAACAGAATCTATGCCTACAGGCAGCTTATGGGATGAATTAAAAGAAGATTATATCAAAGAAAACCCTAAATCTAAGACTTTAGACAATAATAACAGTGCGTTGAAAATACCACCAGAAGGGTATATACTACCTAAACCAGAATAATGAAAATTAGTGAAAATACATCTGTAAGCATGCCTATTAGGAACATGTTAATGATAATCGGTGGTGTTGTGGCTGGTGTAATTGCATACACAGAGCTGACTGGAAGACTGACTTCGCTAGAAACATCACGTGAATTGTTTGAAGCTGACCTGCTTAAGAAAAGTGAACAACTACCCACAGACCAAGAACAGTATATGTTGATTGAAGATCTTTATAAGACTGTAGAAAAAATGGAAGAGACCCAAGAACAAAATATGACAAACAAAGTTAATATAGAATTTTTAAAAGCTCAATTAGAAAAAGCATTAAGTGATATTGAAGATTTAAAAGATAAAGTTAGAGCAAATGGAAAGAGCGCACACTAATGCCTGAAATGATCGTAGCTTTACTCATGTTAGTCAACGGAGAAATTAAAGAGGCACGTATACAACCTTCATTTGGAAAATGTATGGAACGAGGTCGTATTGCTAAACGTGATTTAAAACTTCTTGGCAAAACAAATGTTAAATATCAATGCATAAAATCTATGGCAGAATTAGAGGAGAATATCGATGGATCAAAAAGTATTAAGAAACTTATCTTATCTAAATAAGTTTGCACAAAATTTAAGAGACGCAAGGTTTTATCAACGTAGAAAAAATAGTAAAAAAGTATATAATAGAAAAAAAATTAAACATGCAACTTACACGTAACTTCAGCTTACAAGAGCTAACCAAATCAGACACTGCAATACGTAAAGGTATCGACAACGAACCTAACGCAGATCAAATAGATAAATTAAAAATGTTATGTGAAAACGTTTTACAGCCAGTACGTGACCACTTCGGCAGGGTTAAGGTGACCAGCGGCTATCGTTCACCTGAGTTATGTGTTGCTATCGGCAGTAGTATTAATTCACAACATGCTAAAGCCGAGGCCGTTGACTTCGAAGTGTTAGGCGTTGACAATGCAGAAGTTGCTGACTGGGTAAAGATGAACTGTAATACAGATCAATTGATACTCGAATACTACACGCCCGGCGAACCCAACTCGGGCTGGATCCACGCAAGTTGGATACCATTTCAACCAAGAGCTCAATACATGAGAGCGTACAGAGAAGACAAGAGAACTAAATACAAACCGATTACAGGAAAGGCTGTAGATCTTGTCTAAAAATTTTAAAGTATTTCAAAAGATAGATACTGTTCACGGTTATTGTGAAGAGTGTGAAGAGGATTCAATACTCGTTGCAATTGTATCTGATTTTTATAGATGCACAAATTGTGGGGCAGATACTAGACAACACATTAATGGTAGTATAAGGTATTTAAAGTTAAGTGAAAGTGATAAAGCATACATAAAATCAAATGGCCAAGAGAACATTTAAACATTTTACACCTAGAGATAAGCCTAAGAAACGTCCTCGACGTCACAAGAAAAATTTAAATAAGAATGAAAGAAGAGATCATAAAAAATATAACCGACAAGGCCGACGAGCTAAGTAAACAATACGAAAAGACTAA